GTATAATGTTCGTAAAGAAACATAAGCTGATCAAAACCCATAGGTTGGTGACCGACACCTGTGATGTCTGGGTCGAACAAGCCGTTCGCTGAAAAGATCCAGCTTCCAGCAGTTCCAGCACTTGCACCAGAAGCTATTTGAACGGTATCGTTATACAGCAGGTGCGATCGGTGCTTGATCCCAACGATGGGGGGTTGGACGAAAATGTTCATTGGTCGGAAGTTGAACTGTCTCGACGGAGCATACTTCACTAGCGGGTTGGCCTTTGGCGCCGCCTTACGAGGAGCAGCAGCCTGAGGCACGACATACTTAGCGCGCTTGACTGCCTTGCGCCTTGGATTAGTAGAAGTAAGCATACGACCCATCTCGGAATACGCGAGCGTGAAGGTCGAGGGTTCGTGTTGTGGCAGGTATATAGACAAAGCCTATAACCTTTTGATGGTTTATTAAATAACTAGTTATTTGTTTTCTTCTAAGCTTTGGCACAGAAGATATATAGCACAGTGTTCTCACTCAATCTTTGGCCGGGCATGAGTATCGACAATGTGCGCGCTCGTAATTGGTGTTTTACACTCAATAACTTTACGCAAGAAGAATTTGACGAAGCTGAAGAGCTAGGCGCTCGTGCTTCTTATATTGTTGTGGGCAAGGAACATTTGACGAACGGAACTCCTCACTTGCAAGGCTACGTGGAGTATCCGAATGGTGTGCGTGGCTCAGCCATTCGCAAGCTGTTCAATGCACGAGCTCATTGGGAAGTTCGCAAAGGAACAGCCCAACAAGCATCAGAATACTGCAAGAAAGAGCCTAATTTCTTCGAAATGGGCAAGCTTTCACAGCAGGGTAGACGCACAGACCTGGAAGAGGTCGGCGCTGCTATAGTAGCAGGAAGTTCCATACGAGAAGTGGCAAGCAGCTTCCCGGGAACATTCATTAAGTTCCATAAAGGTATCGCAGCGCTAAAGGCTGCACTTTATGAACATAGAACGACCAGACCTACGGTGATATGGCGTTGGGGTGCCACAGGCACAGGCAAGAGTCGTGGCGCGCGTGACGCTCATCGATCTTACTATGTCAAGGACGGAACGCCTTGGTGGGATGGTTACGAGCAGCAAGAGGCCATCATCATCGATGATTTTGATGGTAAGTGGCCTTATCGTGACCTCCTGCGTCTACTAGACCATGGACCTTATCAGGGTCAGTTTAAGGGTGGTTATGTGCCTGTAAACAGTCCCACAATTTACATTACATGTGAATACCCACCTGCTCAAGCCTTCCATAACATCGAAGGTGATATTAGTCAGGTTTTACGCCGCATTGATACCATACTGGAAATCAAAGCTCCAGAAGCTCCCGTAGCAATCCCCAAATTTGAAGATTGTCCTAACGGTGGATCCGTTCAACATTGTGAATGCGCGTGGTGCACTCGATCCACAAAAACAGCAGAACGGAGAGCATTCTTTAAGTGATTATCCTCTGATTTAGGGGGTGTATTTCATGAACACCCCTGGCACAGAGGATAATGAACATTTCTGGTAACGCCAGGAGCTTAATTATCATTTTTTGTCCTATAGGGCGTTTTGGCACAGAAGTGGAGGGGTAATACTAGGTTGTGCCAACCTTACCCTCCACCCCCTGAGCCTGTTGAAAGCATTATGCAGCGCTGAGGGCGCGGCCGCTTCGCGGCCATCTGCATCTAGCTTGTGGTCAGCGGCCGGCTAAGCCGCCGGCCTCGACGCCTGTACGACGCGCTTCGCGCGAAAAGGCAAAATGTTGTTATGGAGCCGACGTCGCTTCGCTCCGCGGCTCTTGCCCAGCAAAAAAACACATTTGAATAAGGAGTACGTTAACTCCTTATGACTGAGTCAGCTTGCGCGGCTCAGTAAACACAGCATCATACTCGAGCTCAACCGTGCAATAGACGTTGAGAACAGCAGCGGTGTAGGGGTTTACAACCCACAGCGCGATGTATGTTTGTTCGGTAGGATTCGATGCCGAATCACCACGATAGAGATCGTTACCAACGATCCCAGCTTGAACACCATTGATTAGCTTGATGTCCATAGGATAAGCAATCTGCACATAGCTCTTGTCAATGTTTGTTCCGTTAGTCGCAGAACCGATAACTGCCCTTGTGGTCATACCATTTTCCATGATACGCTGAAAGCTAGTAAGGAAAGTAGAATCGGGTGAAACAGCTACACCTACGAAACCTGACTCCTTTCCTTCTTCATTGAAGAACGTCGCGGTAATCTTACAGTTCGTAACGGTATAATGTTCGTAAAGAAACATAAGCTGATCAAAACCCATAGGTTGGTGACCGACACCTGTGATGTCTGGGTCGAACAAGCCGTTCGCTGAAAAGATCCAGCTTCCAGCAGTTCCAGCAC